TAGACTCATGGAGCTGTTAGATAACGAATTAAATTTAGTTAAAACAGATCCTAAAAAGATTGCATACATAGCGTTTAGTAATGCCGCAGCTAATGAAGCTAAAAAAAGAATTACAAACGATAAAATAATTGTGAGCACTATGCATGCTCTTGGTAGTAGAGAGTTACAATTAAATACTACTTCTTACTTACTAAAAGGAGAGAAGTGGAAAGGTTTTAAAAACTTTTCTAATATATGTGCTGACTTATCTTTTGAAAGTTATATTAACGAATCAGGATACCCACAATATAAAAATACTCACATGAAAATTATAGAATATGCCAGAAATAAAAAGCTATCACTAGCTGATGCTGCTGTAGAACTTGATCTACATTATAGCGTAGACATCTGGTTAACGGAACAAATCTATGCAGATTTAGAAGCATACAAAGAACAAACAGGTATGTTTGAATACTCTGATATGATTTCCAAGTTTGTCGAGGAGGACAAGTGTCCACCACTACACTGTGTTTTCCTCGATGAAGCCCAAGATCTAAGTCCTCTGCAATGGGACATGTTCTTTTACATAGAAAGTAAGTGTGCTCGTTCATACATTGCAGGGGATGATGATCAAACTATCTACACATTTCAAGGAGCAGACCCAAATATATTTATAGATTTAAAAGGACATTTAGATCCACAGATACAATCACGTAGAGTTCCTAGAAAGATTCATAAGTTAGCAGAGTCTATCTTCCCTCACATGACAACTCGTCTAGCTAAAAAGTGGGAACCAAGAGACGCTGATGGTAAAGTTATTTATAATGTAGACTTTTTTTCATTAGATTTATCGAAAGAAAACTGGATGATACTAACTAGAACAAATAAGATGATGGAAAGATTACGAGAACATTTATACGATTTAAATTTAAGATTTGATTCTAAAGCTCAAGAATTACTACCTAATAAATTATTAACTGCATATAGAACTTGGATAAGATTAAATCAAGGTGCCTCCGTTAGTAAGGACGAAGTAAAAGATTTGTGGGACTATCTCACTGTAAAACAAGGACATCTTGTGAGAGGATACGCAGGTGGTAAGACTCTAGAAACTATTGACTCAATTAATATCGAAGGACTTAGAGAACATCACGGGCTTCGAGCAGCGGGGAGCTGGGAAACATTAAACATTCCAGAGGCAAGTAAAAACTACATTAGAACCATTCTAAAGAATGGTGATGATCTAATGAAACCTGCAAGAATAAAATTATCTACAATACATAGTGTAAAAGGTGAAGAATGTGATAACGTTGTTTTGTTTACAGATTTAGAAAGAATCATCTATGAGTCAGCGCAGAGAGATTCTGATCCAGAACATAGAACTTTTTTTGTAGGTATAACAAGAGCAAAAGAAAAACTATTCATAACCAATCAAGATTATGAATATCAATATAACATAGGAGGACCATTAATATGACAAACGTAGATATGTTCGATAAAATGAGACCACAATCAAGGCAGGTAGGAGGTTCACATTATAAAAATTTTCACATACAGCCGTATGAGTTTATTTCTAAAAATAACCTTTCCTTTTTCCAGGGCTGTGTTGTGAAGTATGTCTGTAGATATTTATCTAAAAATAAGATAGAAGATCTAGAGAAGATAATTCACTATTGCGAATTAGAGATACTTAAGTTACAAGATAAGAAAAAGAAATAATGTTTACAGCTCAAACAGAATGGGATTGCCCTGAAAACTTTCCAGATCTATCTGATGCAAAGTATATTGCGATTGACTTAGAAACAAAAGATCCTGATTTAAAATCAAAAGGATCTGGTGCTATACAAGGCCATGGAGAGATTGTGGGTATTGCTGTAGCTGTAGATGGTTGGTCTGGTTATTACCCTATTGCACATGAAGGTGGTGGTAACATGGATAAAAGAATTGTTTTAGAGTGGTTTAAAAAAGTTTGTGCAACAGAAGCCGTAAAAATATTTCATAACGCAATGTATGATGTGTGTTGGATAAAAGCGTATGGCATTCCTGTTAATGGTCATGTGATGGATACTATGGTCATGGCATCTTTGGTAGATGAAAATCGATTATGGTATACATTAAATAGTATTTCGTTTGATTATCTTAGAGAGGTAAAAGATGAGAAAGCTTTGAAAGAAGCTGCAGAGTCCTGGGGTATAGATCCAAAAAAAGAATTATATAAACTACCAGCAATGTATGTAGGTAACTATGCAGAGAAAGATGCAGAACTTACATTGGAATTATTTAAAGTATTATCTAGAGAAATTACAAAACAAAATCTTACAAACATATTTGATTTAGAAACACAGTTGTTTCCATGTTTGATAGATATGAAATTTAAAGGGGTGTGTGTCGATGTCGAACGTGCTCATAAATTGAAGAGAGAGTTATCACAAAAGGAAGAAGAACTCCTACTGTTAGTAAAAAAAGAAACAGGAATAGATGTTCAAATATGGGCAGCAAGATCGATCGCCAAAGTGTTCGACAAACTTTCCTTAACCTACCATAGAACCGAGAAAACCAATTCACCTTCATTTACAAAAAACTTCCTTTCAACTCATCAACATCCGATGGTCAAGAATATAGCAAAAGCAAGAGAGATAAACAAGGCACACACAACATTCATAGACACCATACTAAAACATCAGTATAGGGGAAGAATACACGCTGATATTAATCCAGTTAGATCAGATCAAGGGGGTACAGTTACAGGTAGATTTAGTTATTCTAATCCAAATCTACAACAGATACCTGCAAGAAATAAAGATTTAGGACCTATGATAAGATCTTTGTTTATACCAGAAAAAAATCACAGGTGGGGTTGTTTTGATTATAGCCAACAAGAGCCAAGACTTGTAGTGCATTACGCAGCAACAACAGAGCCAATTTGTTTTGATAATTCTGTTTCAAGCATTGTAGAAAAATTTAAGGACAATACTGTTGACTTTCATCAGACAGTTGCAGACATGGCCAACATATCTAGGACACAAGCCAAGACGATCAATTTGGGTCTTTTCTATGGTATGGGTAAAGCAAAACTACAAGCAGAGTTAGGATTAAATACTAAAGAAGAAGCAGAAGATTTATTTAATACTTATCACACCAACGTGCCTTTTGTTAGAGATCTTATGAATTATACATCAAAGACAGCTCAAACGTCAGGGTCTATTGGTACTTTACTAGGACGTAGGTGTAGATTTAATAAATGGGAACCAAATCAATTTGGTATGCATAAACCCATGGATTATGAAGAAGCTGATAGAACTTATGGTAGAGGTAGAATTAGAAGAGCGTTCACTTACAAAGCTCTCAATAAATTAATACAAGGGTCTGCAGCTGATATGACAAAAAAAGCTATGGTAGATTTATACAAAGAAGGTGTGGTGCCACACATACAAATACACGATGAGTTAGATATCTCAGTTGAGTCTGATGACGCGGCAAAGAAAATAATTGATATTATGGAGAATGCTGTTAGTTTGGAGGTCCCCAATAAGGTGGACTATGAATCAGGCAAAACTTGGGGTGATATTTATGGATAATTATGGCTTACTTAAACGCAAACATTCCTGTAGAATACGCTCAGATAAGGAGAGAATATTTATATGATCTTAAAAGTCATCATGGCGAAGTTGAAGACTGTATTATTTTCGGCATTAGTTCAATCACTGGTAAATCGCTTTTGTTCCATGCGATTATGGAAAACGGTGCGATCTTTTATAGACTCCCAATTACAGCGTTTATACAACGTGGTTTTAAAGCTACCGATGTACCTAGGCGTAGACTGGACGAGCTTCAGCTTTGGAATTGTTTCAGTTATTATCCTTCTGTTCATTCTTGGGATATTTTAGAAGCACAAGCTGGTAAATACATAGGAAAAGACAAAAAATGGCATCCTGGTAAGTATTTATTTACTGTTGACTTTGCTCACCCAGAACCTAATATACTTGACACGGATCATTCAGAGATACCGCACGAGCATAAATGCGCTCACATCATAGCTCTCGATGATGGGAACTATGCAGCACAACCTAACAATAGATGTATTTGGGATATCCCTTCATTTACTGTTAAAAATAATATACCTGATTGGAAAGTGCAAACATCTGAATGGAACGTTGAAAACACAAGTAAATGGAAGACAGCAGATACTGATGACTTCTTTTACGAAATTGAGGAGAAGAAACATGAAGAGAAGTAAAATTCAAAAAGTTTGGGACAGAATTGTTCTAACTGTTAAGAATGTTTGGGAAAGCATTGTTTCAAGATTCAACAGGTAATTTATGGCCCTAAAAATTTCTGAATCCGCATCCGTACAAATGCCAATGAAGACGGTTGCTAGTTTGATCGCGATGGTCGCCATCGGGACCTGGGCTTTTTTTGGAGTACAGGAAACACTTAATCAACACTCAACTCAAATAGAGTTGATGCAAAAAGAT